GCCAACGTTTTTTATTGATACTTTAAAAGACGAAACTAGAGAATTGGCCAAAGTCGAAGCTTTTAAAACTAGAGTGTTCCAAGTTGGTCCATTTGATTTATCAGTCGTTATTCGTAAATATTTTGGTTTGTTTATGGCGCATTGCCACAACACTTTTATAAGGGGAGAGATGGCTATTGGTTTAAATCCTTTAAGTTTAGAATGGACAGAAATGTTCAAACATTTTTGCGAAGTAGGTTTTAATTTTATGTGCGGTGATGTGAAGAATTTTGATGCTTCACTTGTTTTGCAATTTGCTATGATAGTAGCCGACGCAGCTAATAGATTTTATAGTGATGGACCAGAAAACGCATTGATTAGGCGTACTTTAATAGTTACTATTTTTAGCTCTACTCATATAGTTGACATTTTAATTTACTGTATGAAGTTGGGCAATGTATCTGGCAATGCTTTAACAACCATAATAAATTGTATAATAAATATGTGTTTTGCCCGGTATGTGTATTTGAAAAGAGTAGAAAACAATTTGTTGATGTTTGACTATAACGTTCGTTTGAAAGTTATGGGAGACGATAATATGTGCAATGTGAGAGACACTATTGCAAAAAAATACAATATGTTGTCAGTGAGAGACGAATTAGCGCAGATAGGTGTAGAGTATACTTTGGCTTCTAAGGGGGAAGTTGAGTTTCCTTTTGTACCGTTGAGTGAACTGTCATTTATGAAAAGAGGTTTTGTGAAACATGGAATTTTTCCATGTTGGATGTCACCTTTAGAATTAGACACAGTTATGGAGACAGCTCGTTGGGCAGAAGGGGATGTGTTAAGCGTGGTTGATCAGATGGCACGTTTTAACACTGTGTTGCTGGAATTGACTATGCATTCTCGAAAGAGCTTCGAGTTAGTTCGAAACCGTTTTAGAGAATATTGTGAATTATTTAAGCAAGGACAGGTTACTATAGATGATGAGAGAGTCTTTTTGAATTTTGATGCGAACTTATTATTTACATATGATAGATGTGAAGAAATTCTTTATCCTGAGTATTGTAAACCTCTGGAAGATCTTGCCAGTGTTATTGGGAAAAAGCACGAGGTATTGCTCCATGGGGGCTCAGACAATTAGGTCTATAAACTAATCCCACCTCACCTGCTATATTAATTCGTAAACCAGGTGTTGTATTTAATGAATTGCTCAATTTAATAATAATAACTTTGAAGTGTTAAACATGTTAAGTGATTTGTGTTTCTTAGTGCAATATATGTACCCTCAAACACATGAAATAAAAGAAAAAAAAATAAAAATTAGAAAAATAAGGACTAAAAATAATTATAAACCACAGATGTCCGTAATTTCGGAGTACTTGGGAAGTTTTGAGCCACAAATGGAAGGAATTC